ACGTTCACGCATTTTAAATGGGTCTTGTTTCGTGACTCGTGGTGCAATTAAAGATGCTAAGAAATAACTAAAAGCTAATTTAAAAGTTGCAGGATAGTTTTGAATGTCTTCGACTTTGACCGTGCATTTTGCAGTTGGTGTGTCTAGGTCAGTTAAGATCAATCGACCTTGTTCGTCGGCACCCATGTGATAAGTAACACGAGATTGTCTGGTCTCGTTTCTTACTCCACTCAATAATTTTCTGACAAGTATTACGTCAGTTGGAAGTCTATAGGAATAACCAAACTCAATCGTTGGGTTCTCTTCCACAAGAGCAAGTTCTAAGTAGCGTCTGGCAAATGACCAATCAAATGCTGATAAAACATTCTCTAAAGCAAAATCATAATAAGAATTTATTGCTCGTGCTGGTTCTGATTTTTCTGTTAAACTTGCAATCTCTTGTCCAACACCTAAGTGTGACAACGACAAATTTCCCATGACTGTTCTTGAAGACATACTTACTCCTAAAAGGTGAAAAGGGAGTCCGAAAACTCCCTTAGTTTTTTAGATTAGAGGCTCATCGTCCTCGTCTTTGGTTTTGTTTTTGCCTTTAGCGGCTGGCTTCTTTGGCTCTTTATCTTTCGACTCTTCAGCCTCGTCTAGTTTACGCATCCAATTTTCAGAGAAGTCTTTTTGGTCTTTCAACTCAAATTCTTGCCCCTCTTCAATACGCTCTAAATCGTAGTAGCCTTTTCTGGTTGCTATGACTTTCATACGAAACCCTCCCTTACACGTTTACAGTGTAACCAGATTCGTACTCTTGTCTAGCATCAACCGTGTTGTTTAGAAAAGCGTCAACCGAACCAACTGTTCCACCTTCAAAAAGAACTCTTAGGTATCTTTTCTTTGGCATCAAAGCAGGCAACTTTGAAACTTTCTTTTCACCAGCACTAGCTCCAGCACCGTAAGTGTGGACTAAAATGGTCTCAACACCAGAACCAAAACCTTCAGCATCTGAAGCCTGAAGTGTTGCCACTAAAGTTCCAGTCATGTCAGCCACGATTCCTGTATTGAAATAAACATCACGACCAGTACCAACGTCTCTTGAAACGCCTAGGTCTATTACATTTGTTGAAGCCGCTCCGTCCGTTGGGACTTGAGCATCTGCAAACATTAACTCTTGATCTACATACATTTTTAATTCTCCTTTTTAAATTTATGTAACTTTACAAAAGCACTCTACTTAAAGAGTGCCATTTAAAATTAAACAACTCTGGCTTCAGAATCCAAGATTGCATCGTTGATTTTTACTGGAATACCTCTGAAAGTATACTTGACCATTCCGTCAATAGTCTCTTCCTTGAAGTAGGCGTTGCCTTTGTTAAACCTTTGTAGGTCCAAAAACGTGAACAATGTTCTGTTCATGTTAAAGCAAGCCTTGCCAGACTTAAGGTTTGGCACTAAGTGCATAGCCTTAATCATCATTTCTGCAACTTTAGCTCCACCAGAAGCATCCGGTGTTAAACTAGAAACATCAATGTTCGCACCACGAACAACGTATCTCCAATCTTTCAATGCAATACCAAGTCTCCAAACCCATTGGTCAGTCCACTTGTAAAGGATTGAGCCGTCAGCTTCGGTGTGTTGCTGAAGTTGCTTATCCTTATGCTCAAGACCAGCCTTGGTTCCTTTTGGAAAGATACCGCAAACAGTGTTGTCACCATAAACAGTTAAAAGGAAAGATGTGTTGTCTGAACCTGTACCGCCGCCGTCGATAATGTTCTTACCACTTGGAGCAGATAGGTCAGAGTAACGAGTCATAAGACCTGCAATCTCTTCTTTGTTGTTCGTGCTATTTCCATAAAGCATAGTTTCACATGCTTCTTGAGTCATAGCTTCAAGGAACGCTTGAGCTTCAGAAAGTCTGAAAGCAGCCAAGTCAGGCTCCAACTCTGCAAGAGCTTCATCAACCGTAGAGATTGATTCAAGTCTTCCACAAGCCTCGTCCACTTGCGCAGTCGTACTTTTAGAAGGCTGAACACCCTTGTTGATTCTTCTCCACGCTGGAGTCGGTAAACCTGTTCTGATTGTGGTTCTGTGACCAGTCTCAAGGTTTCCTTCCATGAACAACATGTCGTCGATCATTTCGTTTGTTTGGGAAAGCATTTCTACGATGTCGGCTGTCTTGCCGTCAGGGTCTTTTCTTTTAGCCCAATCTAAAAGAGTAACCGATTTATTTCCTATTGTTGCCATTTTTATTTTCTCCTTTTTAAAAAATTAGCTGTCTTCTTTATTGCCATAAAACTTTTCTGCAAGAGTCTTCTCTTTCGTACTTGTGTTGTTGGAAGAAACCTCGTCGGCTGCTCTCATTTGTTTCCCCATTCGAGAAAACATTTTTATGAACAGCTTGTGATTAGCGAAACCATTCTTGTTGATCTCTGCTCTAAATTCCTTTTCAATGTCTGGACCTGCTTTTGATAGTGCGTAGTCAACATTTGAAAGGGACTCTTCCAACTTTGCTCCACCTATCTCTTTGTCCGCAAGTGCGTCTTGTCTCCACTCCTCCATAACTTCTTTATGTTTTGCAACAAGTCGGTTGTTGTGTCCTTCAACGATCTTTTCGTTTTGGGCAATAAACTTTTCAGCTTCTTCTTTTCCGAGTCCTTGCTCCTTTATGTAGGCTGCAATCCTCTCTTTATCTGAATCCAAAAGATTAGTGTCTTCTGAAAAACTTGCTTCAAACTCTTCCTTAGATTTTTCAGCCTTAGACTTTTCGCCTTTGTCTTCTTCATCCTTGTCAGTGCTTGAATCTTGCTCTTCGCTAGACTCACCTTCACCTTCTTCTTGACTTTTATTATCCACTGTTTCTTTCGATTCGTTTGGATAAAATTTATTTTCCGTGCTTACGTCCTGGTTGTCTGTCGCTTCTGTTTCAGTAGTTTCAGTTGCAGGTGTTTCGCTTTTTTGCTCTTCAGACATTGTCTGCTCCTTTTGGTTTGTTATTTTCAATCATCATTTCGGCATAAGCCGTTGGGTTTATGTCTTCAATTTCTGCTATAAGTTTTCTTCCAATAGCTGACTGTCCAGCCATGAAAGCCATTTGATGAACTTCGGGTGCAAGCTGCTCCCTGTAAACTCCGCACCAACCAATGATCTCGAATAGAACTCGCCTCCCTGCGTAGGTTTCAAGAACCTGCTTTAAGTATTCTCTGTCATAAATAACTTTTCTTTGTTCTCTCTTTTCAGCCTTTTCAACTTGCTTTTTAGAGTCTGTGTTTTTAACCAATGCGGCTTTTGCCATTTCTTATGTCCCTGCTTGAGCTAAAGATTCAAGAGCATTACCCTCGTCTCCAACTTTTGTTTCGCTTAATGTCTTAGCTGTTTGAGCTTCCATTTGTTGTTGTTCTGCTCTTTGAGCTGCGGCTTGAGCTTCTGCTCTTTGCTTTCTAATTTCTGCAACGTCTTCATCTGAACGAACAATTCCTGGTGGTATAGAAGTCAAGTCTCCATACACATCAATCAACTGGTCTCCATTGATCTTGTCTAAAACTCTTTGGTCGACTCCAGCTATGTTTCCAGCAAAGTTTGCAAAGCGTTCAACACCTGAAAGACCGACGAGCTTTTGCGCTTGAGCCATAATAGAAATGTATTCCACCTTTAAGTTCGTACCAGACAATTCATCTGGTGGAGGTGCAATCATTCCTTCGTCAAACATCATTGCAAAACAAACATCAATCAATGGGTCTAATAAATCTTGATTCAACTGTTCAAGCACTGGACCTAAAGCCAATAGTTTTTCTTCATGCCTTTCTTGAATTTCTCTTGCAGTGATCTGTCTTCTGTCAGATTGAGCAAGCATCAAAAACAAGTCTTCATAAAATGCACGACTGATTCTTTGTCTAGTTTGTTGCTGTTTATTCTCAACCGCATTTAAGTCATACTGAACTTGATAAAAAGGTCTCATTGCTTTTAGGTCTTCACCGTCAGCGTATGTAATGTCTCCAGGCAAAGTGGAAACCTTAGACTTTCTTAAAGAGCTTGGTCCAATAGTCGGAGGGTTGATCTGTTTTTCTAAACCCTGGAGTCCACGACGTTCAACAATTTGTAATTGTTTGATGTCACCGATTGAAAGAATAGCTGGTGACTCTGTTCCATAAATGTCTTCACCAGTAACTTCCCAACGTGGAGCGAATACTGGAAACAAGTCATAGCCTGATTCTTGAAGCATTGCCTCGTGGTCTTTTGCAGATTTTCCGTATTCAAAGTAAACCGAAGCAAACTTTTTAGAACGAGCAAAAGGGCTTTCAGGAATGTATTTTTCGTTCGGGTAAATAAAATGTCTTACCTCAATCCACGCTTCAGTGTTCCCATTCTTCCAACAATCCTTAACCTTCTGTGAGCATTTACTCCAGTCATAAGAATTGGTGTCTTCATTGTAAACGAAAGCGTCAACTATTTGTGAGACTGTCATTTTAAAGTCACGCTTGAATTTATTGATTCGACCTTTTGAATCAACACCTATTGAATAAGAACCAATAGGAAAAACTCTAAAGTGAAATAAGTTTTTCTTGTCACGCTCAACCATCATGCAACCAGTTGCGAATGTTCCCATGTCACCGTAAACAATTGGAAGAGCGTTGTATAAATTTGATCTTAAAAACGCAGTAATCATTGCGTTCGTGGTGGAGTAAAGCCACTGTTTTACTTCTTGCTTTTCAGCCAAGAAAGGATTGCTTGCTGACAATCGAAACCAAGGACGAGCAGGGCTTGTTACACCTGACATCATTCCCGATCTAAGAGTCCTTGCTGCAAAAGTTCCAGTTGAATCAACAATTTTATTGTTTCTTCTGTCTCCTTTATTCACATCACTTGTAAAAAATCTTGAACGTCTTGGAAAAATGTAGTCAGAAATTTCTCTCCAACCAGATTCAAAACTGTTTCTTTCGTTGTCCATTTGAACAGCTAGTTTTTGCAAGTATTGTTTTCGATTCTTATACGGATTCATAAACTAAAGCCCTATTAGTGTTCGACCACTTTTTTGTGCGCCTATTAAACCTACTGGTCCAGGTGTTCCACCGACATCGTTCATTGTTCCAGTTCGACCTCTATTACCTTGAATAGCTTTAAAGAGTTTAGTTTTTTGAGCGTCTCTTGCAGCAATAGCTTTTGACTGCTCGTCTTCACTACGCTCTTTTAGTTGAAGAGCTTCTTCTTGTTCTTTTAGTTGGGCTGCTTGTTCACGTTTAGCGTCTTTCGCATCCGACCTGGCTTTCTCACCAGTGTAAGCCGTGTAACCTAAAGCTAAACCACCAACAATGGCACTTGTGATTGCGGCCATTATAATACCTCCAGTAAATAAGATTGTTCTTTTGGTTTGAACCCACGCTTCAACAAACACTTGTCGCTGATAGGTGAGTCATGTTCTAGGGTCATAACAACCCAATCAGCGTTCTCTTTTCCGAACGTGATAAATTCTTCTAGTAGTTTTAGTCCAGCTTTAGAGCCACGGTACTTTTCTTTTACCCACCAGAAAGATTCGACGAGCGTCATTATTTTCGGGTTGTATTGGTGAGGCATGATTATGCCAGAGATTAGGCCGATGAGTTCACCGCTTGCTTTTGAAGCGATTAGAAAAACGTGGTCTTTGATAAAACTTTGAATGACTTTCTCTGCGTAGTCATAGTCACCAAACAACTCGTGCTTGGTCCCAAAGAATTTCGAGAAGGCTTTAAGCTCTTCTAGAATTTCAGGAACATCGTCTAATGTTGCTTGCGTTATGACAAAATCCAAAGAAAACCCCTACTTTTGAAAGTAGTAGTTATTGTCAAACCTTTTTAAAATGTTTACAAGAGTGAGAAAAAACTACACGATTTTGCTATGAATCTCTTAAAGGGTCAAAGTCGTCGCTTGTCTTTTGAGCATTTGCAGCCCTGACTAAACCTTCTAAAGAATTAGCCGTTGGCATCTCAACCCAACCAAAGGTCAGCCCAACTGAATCGGCTTTATCTGGAGAAAAGCCTAGTCTTTTTTTAATCTGGTCCTTGCCTTCAAGCCTAAACTTACCTTTATGAAACGTGTAAGTCGGGGTGGTAAGTTCCTTTAAAAGAGTTTCATCATACGGCAAAACTCCACCCGACTTAATCCAATCACGCATCCTAAACCACATTTCAGAACGCTTATTAAAGTATTTAGATTCGTCAGCTTTTGAAGCAAAGTGAATACCAATTGGAGCGTGACCACCTTGTCTTAGTGAATCAATAACACCAGAACCAAAGCCTCCAGTATCATCAACAAATTCAACCTCACTACCCCAACGATTCTTTGCAAGGGCTACTCGTGAAGCTATTTGATTCGAGTCTGCTCCACGCATGTCTATAAGTTTAAAACAACGAAGCCCTTGCCTTGGTGCAATCACGGTGGAGTCGGCACCAAACCTGGCAACATCAATTCCAAGTCGCTTTTGTGAACCGTTGTATTCCGTAGCTATTAAATGTCTACTCATTGCATCACGAACTTCGTCGATACTTAACAAAGTGTTGATTGCAGAAT